AATCCAACATTTAATAGCAGTTATGATAACGGCATTTATAGTTATCCGTTACAAGGCGGTAAAAATAGGTTTCATCCTACGCAAAAGAGTCTAGCGCTATTTGAAGAACTCATTAAAAAACATTCGAATGAAGGCGATACAATATTAGATACATTTTTAGGCTCTGGAACAACTGCGCTAGCTTGTAAAAACACTAAGCGACTTTTTAAAGGCTGCGAAATCGATAAAACATATTATGACAAAATAGTGACGCTTTTACAATTACAATAAAAAAACAATATAAAGACTAGTCCATAAATTATACTTGGTTTATAAAGCAACAATTGTAAAATGTTGCCCAAACAATGCTAGCAAATTTTCAAATGCCCAGCGAAATTTAATGCAGTCGCGATTATTATGCACTTGAAATTCGCCAATATTTACGCCATTTATGCTAATAGACGAACTTTCATTCCATAGCTTTTTTCTAATATTATGACTAAAGTTAATGCTATTAGTATAAGGTAACCAATTTAGTTCTTCTTTTAATACTATAAAGGCAAGCAAATCACTATGTTTATTATAATATAATATAGGACAATCAAAAGTATGCGCACTATAGACTTGCAATAAATTAGCAATGTTATTGCTAATAAATGTCTTGATTTGGTCTAAGCCTATACTTTGGTCAAGTGCGAAAAACTCGCAAAACTTTTTGCGTGAGGGTTGCCCTAATACTTGCGGACACACTTTGCCGGTTTTATTTTTGCTTGTTTTAGCGCTTAAATGGATGCTAGGGTCATCTACACATTCAAAATCATATTTGCTCCCACGACTAGCACAATGCCTAATGTTATAATTGAACACTTTTTTAAGATTACTAAGTCTGTTTTTGAGAGATTGTGCTTCAGCCAAACTATATTTGTAAGTTCCATCATAAGGCGTTTCATAATATAAACAAATTGCCATTTCGAACATTTTGCCCAAATCTTCAGTAAGCACCTTTTTGGTTGTTGCTGCCATAATAGATTATTATTAATGTTATAAGTCTAATAATAATAATCTTTATCTTTAATTCAATTTTTATTGGGTTAATGATAAAAATATTTAAAAATTGATTTATTATTATACTAACTTCATATAAAGTATAATAATATGAGTAAACCTAAAATTAGATATAATAATGAATTATTACAAAAATATTTTTTGGAAAACAATATTAATTCAACAACCGATTATAGTGATGTAAATCTTAATCGTGAATATAGAATTAAAGAAAAATGTGTAGAATGTGATGATTTATGTGATAAAACTTTTAGAAGTTTTATTAAGAATGGTTGTTATTGTAAAAAACATACAACACAAAATAAATGTACAAAAGCAAAAGCAACTAATATTATTAGATATGGTGCTGAAAATCCTTTTCAATCAGAAGAAATAAAAACTAAAATAAAAGCAACTAATTTGGAAAAATATGGTGCTGAAAATCCTTTACAATCACAACAAGTAAAAGATAAAATGAAAGAAACTTGTTTAGAAAGATTTGGTTTTGAATATGCTTCTCAATCAGAAAAAGTAAAAACTAAAATGAAAGCAACTAATTTGGAAAGATTTGGAGTTGAATACGCTTCTCAATCAGAAGAAGTAAGAGATAAAATGAAAGCAACTAATTTTGAAAGACATGGTGTAGAATATCCGTTACAATCAGAAGAAGTAAGAAGTAAAATGAAAAAAACTAATCTAGAAAGATTAGGAGTTGAATATGCTAATCAATCACAAGAAATTAAAAATAAAAAGAAAATGACTAATTTGGAAAGATTAGGTGTTGAATATCCTACACAATCACAAGAAGTAAGAGATAAAAGCAAAGCAACTTGTTTAATAAAATATGGCACTGAAAATCCTATTCAATCAGAAGAAGTAAGAAGTAAAATTAAAGCAACTAATCTTGAAAGGTTAGGGGTTGAATATCCTACACAATCACAACAAGTAAAAGACAAATCTAAAGCAACTTGTTTAATAAATTATGGTGTTGAGCATCCTTCACAATCAGAAGAGATTAAAAATAAAAAGAAAGCTACTAGCTTTAAAAATTATGGCGTTGATTACCCTATGCAAAATGCTGAATTATCAGAAAAAGGGTCTAAAAATGCATACAAAGGTTATGATTATGTATTTCCTTCAGGAAGAATTGAGAGAATACAAGGATATGAAAAATATATGCTAAATGATTTATTATTTAAAGAAAATGTAAAAGAAAATGATATTAAAGTAAAGAGAAGTGAAGTACCTATTATTTGGTATGAAGATGCGAATGGTAAAAAACGTAGATATTTTGTTGATTGTTTTATTAAATCACAAAACAGATGTATTGAAGTAAAATCAACATGGACTGCTGAAAAGAAACAAGACATTATTTATTTAAAGCAACAAGCATTAAAAGATGCAGGTTATTTATGTGAGATTTGGATTTATGATGCAAAAGGAGAAATAGTAGAAAAAATACTATAAATTTATAATAAAAAAATTGACTATAATTTTTTATTATAAAATACATCATATTAAAAGCATAAGCATAAGTATAATGCCTTTTACAAAAGCAAGCAAGTTTCTATATAGCAAAACGATGTTCAATATGTTATTTCTAAATGAAGTTGGACCTCTTGGACGGTGGAGCCAAGAACGCTGTGCTATTAAGTTAAATAAGAAAATAGATTTAGCAAATGAAGACAACTGTGGTCCGTGTGGTGAATATTTATTAACTAAATTAGAGTCGACTATTGCGAAATCAACTAAGATTTCTAATTCAAGTCCGCATTTAATGGCAGAACACGAAGAACAAGAGCAATCCAAATAATAGCTATTAATCAAGAAACACCGGATTCATTTTTATGTTTGCCTCATTATAATATTTTTTCCTATATTTTTTCATTGTGCTATCTTTTATGCGTGTATTTTTAAAATAGCTATAAGTTTTATTTTCTTGCAATAATTCTATTATAAAATATAGCGCATACATACCACATTGCCCGTCGCCATATTGATGAGTAAAACCTTCATTATCATCTACTGTTAATTGAATATTTAAATTACGCGCCTGATCCACGATTCTGTTTATTAATACTTTTATTTGTTTTGGCATTCTAGTTCCATTACTATCAAAGTAAAAAACGAACTTTCTAGTCAAATCAACAAATAAGGATATCCAATGTTTTCCAGGTTTATTATGAGGGTCAGTGTTAAATATTACTCCAATTTTGCTAATATTATTTTTAATATGATTTTCTAAATTAAAATTACATAATTGCTCCCAAACACAAGTAGAAAACATTTCTTTTGTATCAAAATCTATAGGTGTCGGCCCTATAAACTTAAAATGTTTATGGGATTTTTCATATTGTTTCATTATTTTAGTTATATCAACACTAGAGAGCCACGTATTGGGCTTTGACGACCAAGTTTCGGGAGAAAACGGCTTAAATATTTCTTTTATTAATAATTCTCTATTATTAACTTTACTTAATGGCGTTTTTTCTAACCAACATAATTCATCATAGCATTGTTTATCTAATTTTTGCTTGAAAAACTCCCATATTTCTTTACTATTATTAGTCAAAATTTTGTTGCTATTATTAGCATTCCACACATTTTTAAATAATTGCAAATTATTACGCGTATAGCAAGTATAGTGTTTCAACTCGCTATCAACATATTTATTTTGATACGGTGAGCATTTGAGTTTGCGAAATTTACGCGTATTTTTTTTACATTTGCGACCTATTTTCTTAAATGTATTATACATATTATTTTATAGTATTATTTAATATAGTAATATAAAATAATTTTTTAACTGCGTTTTTGTGGAAGTATTTTTCTTTTAGTGTTTGAGCTTTTTCTAACAACAAACAAATCTAAATTTGTTATGCATTTTTTAGCGCACATACTATTTAGTGTTGCATTATGTAAATTGAAATCATTTAAAGAGGTGTCGTCGCAATAATTGTGTGCGTTTGTAAAGTCTTTAAGCTCTTCTTTTATAGAGTTTTTGAGTTTTTTTTCCTTTAAATGGCTTATTAAATTTAATATATATAACAAATAATAAAGCTTGTATTTTTCGCCATTTGCTATTTTAGAGTCATCGCTATTTTCTATAAGTTTTTCTAAAGTTGTTGCATTATATTTAATTATTTGTTCTTTGTAAGTGGCTATGTTTTCTTCTATATT